CTGTTATCTATGTATAAGATCTCACCAGAATATTTTTTAACTTCTGGGTCGGCCACACCTTCTATGAAGTTTTGACCTAGTTGAACCGTTGCGGTTCCAACAGTGGTTGCACTACCCACTGCATCAGCTCTACCAAAACTAGTATCTATTCCTAGTGGATTACCAGAGGCATTACCAGCAATATCGTAACTTCCGCCTGGCCCAATTTGAGATGTGAAGTCTACCATTCGGAATCCATAAGTTTCATTACCAATACCAGTTGGTGTATATAATTTTAAGACGCCTGTGGATGAATCCCAATTTGCAACATAACCAACAGCGGTAGATCCAACTCCAATTGTTTGTGATACAGGTGTATCAACTGCATACACAGTATCTGCTATATTACCACCACTAATAGTTTTCAATTTAAGTGATGTTAATGAAACAGCACTAGATTTTGTTAAATCTCCACCAGATAACGTTTTTGGATTTTTAATCATACCAACTCTAGCAAAATCATTACCAACAATAAAGTCTGGGTTCGATACGTCATTTTCAAATCTAGCATACATCAAAACTCTAAATGCACCAAGTTCTTTATACACATCAAAACCATGTCCGCCTGGTGGTGGAATAATAACTTCAATATTAGCTATAGATGTAGATGCAACACCAACAGCAGATAATCCAGCAATTGGCCCACCAATTTCAGTGCCAGGGCCGCCAGGATAGAATTGTACAGTTCCTCTCGTATATCCAGTTCCACCATTGGTAACTGTTACGTCAGAAACTTTACCTTGAGAGTTTACAGTAACAGAAACTTTTCCACCTGTACCATCTCCTAGAATAGGTATATTATTAAATGTAGTACCAATGGGTTGATATCCATCCCCTGCATTTACTATGATAGCTGTTTCTATTTTACCATCAACAGCATTATTCTTAATATCAATACTTTCACCAGTTCCCCAAGAATTAGGAACAGGCATAAAATCAATAGAATCAAATTTTATAATTTGATTTGGTTTAATTGTATAAAGATATTTCCAAATATATCCATCACCAGATGTACCAGCAGCTCTTGGTTCTAAATCAACAAAAGTTGGTTCGTCTAGAGACTGTCTACCTTGTGGGTTATCTGGACTTTGGCCATTATTAATACAAAGATAAACCTTAAGATCACTATTTACAACATAATATTGTGAGTCATATAAGTTTGTAGAGGATGTTTTTGGACTTTGATTTTCTCTAGTATATCCATTCTTATACATTTCATATACCGTACCAGCTGTCCAAGTGGTTTTTTTAACCATTCTTTGAATATCATCAACATTTATCTTCTTGAGACCTAATATTGTATCCCATACATCATTATATTCTTTGAATCCATCCATAGGAGCTGGAGTATTCTCATTCCAATCTGTTTGACCATAACCAGCTGTGGTATCTTGAGAATTGGGTAAACCTATAAAACTATAATAATATTGCGATGTGTCAGCCACACCAGCAACAAAATTGGCAGCGTTTAATATTCTAAATTGATCTGAAATAATCGCAGGCATTTTATTACACTATTTTTGTTTATTTATGTTGTTTTATCAAAGTCACTATAACTAACAGCCAATGGGTTAATACGTCTCACTTCAGGAGCAGTAGTTATTCCAGTATAACCATTACTAGTATTGACATTAAATACTTTTTGATCTGATGCTCTTGATAAATTGGTTAATTTACCAAAACTATAATCACCTATTTTTGGTTTTCCAGAACCCACAGCAATTGGTGTTATCCCAACTGTTGAACTAATATTACAGAATACAATAACTAATTGATTATCTGTTGGGTGATTAAATACTCCTTCAACCTTATATATGTTATCAGCAAAACTAGTTCCTACACCAACGTTATTACCATCTTTGTCAATTGAAGTTACACCAGTACCAAATACAGTATTTCTAAGAACAAAGTAATCGCCAGCAGCTAATCCTGTTTTAGATATTGCTGTTGGATTATTGAACGCTGCTTGATTCAAGAAAGGATCAGCATCCAATGTAAGATTTAACGTTGGTTGATTATTAAAACCACTAGAACTAACTGCAACTCCAACAACAGTTCCATAGTCACCAGATACATTCACTGTATTAATTATTTCACGACTAACAACTTCTTGAGATATTAAGACTGTTGGAGATGTTCCAAACTTATATCCAAACCCACCATCAGTCACAGTTATTGCACTAATAGTCCCTCCAGCACCAACAGTCGCTGTCGCTGTAGCTCCCACAGTCTCATACCCACTCCATCTGATTGTAGAGTTAATTCCAACAGCAACCATTTTATTGTCACCATAGGCAATTCCTTTCATTTGACCAGCTGTGTTAGGGATATTAGTTACAAACCAATCTTTACCATTTATTGAATTTATAGATCTGCCATTCTTACCGACACCTATCCAAACATTATCTTTGTATTCAAGATCATTTATACCAAAACTAACTCCAAGATCACTACTATCACTAACCACAGACCAATTCAATCCATCATCTGTCGATGAAATAATTGATGATGCAGAACCAGCAGCTATCCACTGATCTCCACCATAATGAATTGTATTTAAGTTTGTTGTAACTGATGTTGTAGTTACACCAGACCAAGTTTCTCCGTCTGTTGATCTATAAATTGATCCCTGATCACCAACTGCAATGAATGTTCCATCATGATATTCAACACCATTAAAAGTTTGATCTCCAATGACTTTATTAATAAATGATGTTGTAAGTCCTGAAGGGCCTGGTTCACTATAAACAATTGTACCACCAGCACCGACTGCTACAACTCTCTCTTGTGGAATCGTAGTGCTGATGCCTGGGAATATGTATGATCCTACAGTAACTGCGTTAAATGATAGAGTTACATTTTTGGGAGAGTAAGTAGGAATGAAACCTGTTTGTATTCTATCATAAATCTGAGTTCCTGTAAAACTTGAAGCTGCATTTGTACTACGAACTATAGTCCCTGCAGTACCAACGACAACAACTTCTGATGATAAACCAACAACATCCATAAATGTTTTACTTGTTGGCCCTGCGACACTAGAAACACCCCAATTATTTCCATCAGTTGATGTGTGGATACCAGTTGTACTTCCAACCGCAACAAACACACCTTCGGGTATATAATCAATTCCTCTGTAAGATCTATCTACTGGAGCAGTTACAGCATTCCAACTATTACCAACTTCTTGTATAAGAGGATTATTTTCAAATAATATAGTACTTATTCCAGATTGAACTTTGTTAAATTTAGCAATTGATACACTTGGAGTATTCTCATATCCAGATCCACCATCTATAATATTAATGGAACTAACCTTTCCACCAGATGAAACAACAGCTTCTGCTCTTGCAACATTTATTTCTTGGGTGTTAATAATTTCTATTTGGCCTGGAATTCTATCATTATCTGTTCTATTATCATAAGCACTGAAAAATGGATATGCGTTATCAACGTAAGTGACAACAGAACCTAATCCTACATTTCTTATTAATCTTGCACTTGGATAAAAATTACCTACTTGAAGAGCTCTATCCTTTGCAATAGGAAGTCCATCTACAATAAGATCTTTGTCTTGTTTTTTCCAAGAAACAACTCTTAATAAATCTGGATTAGTGCTAATTCCACCACCACCATAAGGAGGTGTTTCTACCTTACTAATATCTGATATGTCAGAAATAACACGATCAGTTTGTGTAGGAACATCTAAGTCTCTAAGTAATGAAAGTTTATCTCCGACTTTGACTGTCTCTACTGGATTTATTGATTCAATATCCTGATTACCACCTCTAAAGAATAGAAGTTGTAATTTACTTCCACCCTTTGGTGCTTCTACAAATTTAACCACAGTACCACCTTCTAGAGTGTAGTTCTGTCTGGGTTGTTGTAAAACATCATTTATGAATATTAACAAGTTATTAGTGGGATCAATAGAAGTATCTAAAGATGCAATTGTTACAACATCCTTAGTGACAGTAGTTTTTGTTAATAAGAAAGATTTTTTAACACCATTAAACTCTGATGAGAAATCATCTAGAGGAACTAACTGACCAAAACTAAACCCTGCAAACTTATCATCAATCGTTGATTTTACTGTTAGTGTGAATGGTGATGTAGAAACTCCAGCTCTAAAAGGTATACCCTGAACTGTTAGTACTTCACCGTTTTTGTATGAGAATCCTCTATCAGTAATATTGAAATCAATTATTGATCCACTAGAACCAACTCTTGCATCAAGTTTTAATCCGTTTCCTGATCCACCTGTAACTGATAGATTTGTATATCCAGTAGCAATACCAACTTTTATAACTGGAGGGAACTGTGCAGAGTATCCAGAACCACCACTAACAGTAGTGATACCAGTGATCATCCCTGCACTATTACCAGTTCCAACAGTTGCGGTGAGTATGGCAGTAGAGCCAACTCCTAATGGGTTCTGAACTTCTATGGTAACTGATCCTGAGAAGTAACCTGAACCAGCAGATAACATATTGACACTCTGAATAGCTCCTGATCCATTAACAACTGCAGTAGCTCCTGCTCTTATTCTTGGTTGATAATTTTGTCCTAAAGTAACTGGATCTACTTCATCAACTTTACCACCTCTAGGTATATCAAATAAACTACTTCCACTAAAACTTATTTTCCCACCTATACCAATATTTGGTGAAACAGATCTTGGTGTCATATCATAATCAACTAGAGGTCTTTGGAAAATACCATTAATTAAAATTACACCATAGTTAATAACTTCATCACTACCACCAGTTCCTAGAGTTGTAGTAACAATACCTGTAACATCATTTCCATTTTGTAGTAATGTAAATGTTCTTCCAGCTCCAGTTTCCCCTGTAAACAAATGAGAAATATCATCAAAAATAAAGTTTCTAGTTACATCTCTTCTATTAAATACTCTACCAGAAAAAGTTGAACTTGTAGTCACACCAGTAGTTCCTGCAGGGCCAAACGGTGGTGTTGCAAAATGAACTACACCTTTTTCAATTCTATAATTACCACCCTTCAATTTGGGTGTAACAGTATTTGCGTGTTCAACTATTTTAGTGCCAAGGAATCCACGATCAACTGAAACTGTGTCTGCTGCTCCAAAACCAACAGTTTTAACTCTAACTAACTCATCTTCAAGTTGTATAATATCATTTAATTTTACAGTAGTAAGACCAACAGGGTTTCCACCAAATACACCAGCTTGTAATCTAAGAGTTGTTGATCCAACACCCACCGTATTAATTAGATCTAGATTAACACTTCTATTAGTTAATGGAGATTGAATCATTCCATCAATCTGAATTAAAGTTCTACTCTCAGGATTTAATGATTCAAATGCATGGTCTGTTCCAAGAGAATATGGGAACTGTCTTAAAGTAAACGATTCAGTAGTTCCAGTTGTTGATAAACCAGCAACTTTAAATCTATTATTATCTAACTTACTAACAACAAACATTTCTTCAGGCATGAAGTCTGTAGTTGCACCACCTATAACGTGATTTGTAGTTACAATACCTATACGATTATTTCCGTATCCTTCTGCACCATGATTATGTGGCAAGTATCTAATTCTTTCACCAGTTTGGAATCCGTGGTTGAATATAGTAATAACAGATGATCCTACGGAAACAATACTAGAATCATTTGGATCAAATTTCTTATAATATAAAGGAACTGCACCACTCTGTGATGTGAGTCTAAATGAACTTAAACCAACAATTTGTCCACCAACTATTGGTGTATTAGTAACAACTGTGAATGTAGTAGCATTAATAACTGTTACAGTTAGGTCAGCTCCAGATGCAGGGTCAGTAAAACGAGGATATGGATGTAATGTAGAATGATTGTCTTTATCACAAGTGAATACTAGTGAATTATTTGCAAGACGAACTTTAGCTCCAGTAGATAGACCATGATTAGTTGTTGTAACAATTGTTAAAATACCAGAGTATGCTTGATAAGAAGTTCCTGTTGTGGCAGTCAATGTACCAGATCCACCAGAAATAATAGTTATTCCATCTCCAGTTGCTGATTTGAAAATATGAACACCACTAAATGTTTCTGTTTTTGCATTAAATTGGCCACTAATATCATCTATTAATTCGACTTTTGCAGTTGATATACTTAACAAATCTCTAATTTTTCTATTTTGAAAAGTAATAAATTTAGATAATCCATTGTTTATGGTTGTTTCTGTAGCAAAATCAAAATCATTTTGAACATAGAATGATGCAACATTATCAATATCTACTTTTAAACTAGTAGCATTTTGAGGTGATCTTGCAGTTAGTGTTGTGCTTCTACCAAAACCAGATGTGGTGTTAGATTTAATAACTAAGTCAGAGAAATTTTTAAATCCAGCTGGATGAACAATACTATCTACAGCATCAGTAAATTCTTTCTCTTGAACTTCACTTTGAATTGAATATGAGAAGTTTTGATAATAGTCACTATCTTGTAATTTTTGGAAATCGTTACTTGGTTTCCCTGTGTCTTTTTGCCAACCTTTTTCCCTTTCTGCATTAAAATCTAACTTGAAATATTTTTCATGGAAACTGGATTGCACAACTGTTCCTTGAGCTCTAGATATTTTTCCTACAATAAGATCACCCACGTATGGAGTTCTAGATAATTTTTCTATTCTAAATGAATTAGTAGCTCTATCCCATCCTTCATTTTTAACAATTTGTCCTTCAGCTCCTCCATTTCCAAATGTTATTGGTTCTCCATTTATAAAATCTCTATGATCAAATCTTACACTAAATGTTGGTAAATCGTCTTTCTTTATAACTCTACCAGCGCTGTTTACGGGATCAAAGAAACCACCAGTTGTTCCAATTCCAGTAAGTTTATATTGAATTCTACTTGTATTGACGTTATCTATAGCTCCACCAACATCAAAAGGTTCCACAGTAAACGTTCTGTATCCATACATGTTGGAATTATATCCTTGTACTTCATTTTCTGGATATGTACGTGGATCGGTGCTAGGTAATGGTTCTGGGAATGATTGATCTCCAGCAGAATCAATTACAGGATGCCCTTGAATATTTACATTTTCTACAAATATTTCATCTCCTGGCTTAAATGGAAAATTAGTACCAAGCACATGACTTTCAGGCCTCCAACCTCCTATAGGTGCTTTAATGGTAAGAGTTTGTACTTCACCATTAGATATTGCAGTAACAACACCAACACCATTACTATTATTAATAGCATAAATTTCTGGTGGATTTGGAAATAGATCAAATCCTGTTAAACTATCATTCAATATTCTTATAGATCCGATACCTGTTCCTTCAAGAGTAACCTCAGTTTCAGCATTTGGTCTATCTGGTAAAAATAAATCAGGTGCTGTACTGTAATTTTTTCCAGCAGTATCAACACCAATGTGTCCAATTACAAAATTATTTTGTACAGTTACAGTTACAGGAGTATCAGCTCTAGGACTTAAAGATTTATCGGTTGCATAATCATATCCAATCCTAACCATTTCTTTATGTCCTGCTCTTCCAATATAAGAATCAAACATTCTAAGATCAGCATTTCTTCCAGAAGTTGTTCTAATTGTATTAATGCCTGGATTTTTAATATATCTTTTACCAGCAAAGTTGATTGCAATTTCATTAATACCACCAGTGGCATTGAGTGAAGATGTTAGATATCTAAATGTAGTAACTCCTGATGTAACATATGAAGTTACTTCTGGTTTTTTCGCAACCTGATATGTAAATGATGTTATACCAGTAGTTTTAATACCAAAACTACCACCATACTCACTAATATCAACAATAATTTTTGATCCATTTATAACTTGATTATCTGGTTCTGAATCTCTTTTTGAAACATCAACAGTATCTAAAGAACTAGGAACAAGTTTATACCACAATGGTAATTGTAGATTATCAGTTAATTTTACACTTACAACAGAACCTGTGGTTCCAGCAACTCCTGTTCTTACTATTTCGGTTGAAATACCAACTCCATCAAACTTATTAGTGAAGTTTTTATCTTTATAGAATTCCAGTTGTAAATCTGACAAAGATGTGTCAGAAACAGCAAAACCAATTGTTTGTCCCCTAAGTGCTTTAATAGGAGGATTTACTCTCGCAAATCTATGAACACCAGACCCTGCACCAGTTATTTTTATATAATTTAATGGAAATTTTATAGAGTCTTCTCTATTATCAAATAATCTAAATCTGTTTTTATTAATTCTCTTAACATAATACTCCCCTCGATCAACAAGTGGCCATATAGGAGTGGCAGTACCTGTAAGTGAATAAAGTATCTTGTCACCATCTTCATATCCATGATTAATTATTTTTATTTGAGAACTAGATGTAAATACATTACTACTATTAACATATTTCGGATCTACAATTGTTTTTCTTGCGATAGTGTCATATTCTATTGTTTTATTAACTATGGTATTTGGTGCAACATCAATGGTTATTCTGTCATTTGTTCTTAACTCATGAGCAGAAGCAGTGTCTACAATAACATCATATCGATCTACTGTGCCAAGATATTCTTTATTAGTTGTTTTAAAACTATGGTCTTCTCTATTTGGAAAAAGATTTTTACTTGCATTAGTTACTGCACTTACAGTTGTAAAGTATAATGAGGTGGTTGCACTAGCAACTTGAGTTGTTGTAATACCAATCAAATTATTACTCTTTTTAACAGCATATACAGCTTGACCATCTACAAGAGCAAAAGAATTACCAAATCCAACAGAGTTGGAAACTATTAATGCTGATCCTATACCACTATTATATCTTAATTTTTGTCCTGTGAACAATCCATGATTAGGAATAGAAATTGCATTACCTCCATTACTGCCTTCTTGACCTATATGTGGAGGAAGATCATGATCACTAAGAATAGTTCCATCATTAGATACAACTTTTACAACTAGAGTTGTACCAAAACCAACCGATTCAGATACTGATTGTGCTACTAATGCTGTCCCTACACCAATAGTACTTTGTGGATTGAAAACAAGTTCTTTATTTTTTTGAATACTAAAATTAGTGTTTATTCCTATAGGAAATGTGAATCTTCTTTGATCTATTGAAACTAGTTCACCTTCTGAAAAATATGTGCTTATTCCACTATCTCTTAAAATCTTATAACGATTTAATTTATTATCTACTTCTAATACTTTAACTCTCTCATGTATACTACCTTCATTTATTAATGATCCAATGGTTAAATAATCACCAACCTGAATATCGTCATCTTCACTTTTGCCACCAAGAACATCACTTAAAGTTATAAAGGTTGTATCACCTGTAACATTTCGCATGGCCAATGCCACTGTTGTTGCAGAACCAACTTTTATTAAACTAGATGTGATAGATGATATTGCAATTGTTTTACTACCCTCAAGGAAACTAAGTCCACCAGCATCAATACCAGAAATATTAACAAAATCATTATTTTGCAATCCATGAGATGTAGCTGCAATACCGATACCCATTCCATTTCTGAAATCGAAAGCTACATCATCAATTGTAGTTTGATTATATTTAATTTGAGTTATTCCTTTTCCAACAAGAGATCTTACTTTAGCTGAAGCTCCTCTTCCTCCACTTTCACTATTATTAAATGAAATTCTATCATTAATTTTATAACCTGTTCCTGTAGATAATATATTTACTGATCCTATACCACTTGAAGAGATGGTCTTAATAAGCAATTCTGTATCATCTATATTTTTAGAAACAAGATAATCATAATCAGATCCTACAAATCCCAACTTGTATGGGTAAGTATTTCTCAATACATTACCACTATTCAAGATTGGCATGTCTTGTAAAGATAATGGTTGACCATTCATCTCTACTTTTTTAAATTTAAATCCATTTAAAACATATGGAAAAGTTGGTTCTCTAGATCCAATAAATGGAGATGCTGATCCATCAGCATCTTGCATAGTACAGAAGTATGCATAAACACCATCTGGAAACTCAGGAGTTTTGCAAAATCTTCCATTATATTTGTCTAGATGGCCATCAGCAGTATAGTCATAATCTTCAATAAAAGATCCTAATTCAAAATCTGTTATTGATGGTCTATTTGGTTTAAGATTAAGTGTGTAACTCGATGTTAATCTTTGTATAGATCCTCCAGTAGCAGAACTATACCCATATGGGCCATATATCGGAGCTCCATCATAAGCCCATCCAACTATTGGTGAGTGTTCTAATTTTGTAAGTTCTGATAATGAACCAGTTCCATCAACTTCTATATTATCTTTTAATTGTAGTCTTAATTGTCTAGGTAAATATGCAGATGCAAATTTAGCTTCATATTCTGGATTTTGACTAGGGACGATAATACCATCATCATCCTGATTTATATGTTTCTGATATCTTTTTAATGTTGTATTATTCCATCGTTTTAAGTCCGCTCTGAAAACAGCGCCAGAACCCTGTTGTAAGATTCTCACAGTGGTCGCAGGTTGTTCTGTATAGTCTTTACCACTATCGATGATATTTACTCCAGATAGTGTTCCATCACTTGCAACATTAGATATAAGTCTTGCGTATTTACCTTCACCACTAACAAGTAGTTGTGGTGGAGACACATATCCTTTACCTTTTATTTTGACAGAAGCCCTATTAATTTGCCCGTTAGCTATACCAACCGTTACCAATGCATTTGAACCATTAGAAATTTGTACCAATGGCCTTCTGTGTGCATTAATTGTATCACTAG